TGTTGGTTGCAGCGCTCCGGTAGCCGGTGTTGGTTGCAGCGCTACAGTCGCCGGTGTTGGTTGCAGCGCTACAGTCGCCGGTGTTGGTTGCAGCGCTCCGGTAGCCGGTGTTGGTTGCAGCGCTACAGTCGCCGGTCTGATTGTCGCTGCTTTCGGCTCTTTCCTTTATGTACTCAACCGCAGCTTTTGCAATACCAGCGATACCGATCTCCGCCCGGAGCTTTATTTTCGTTCCGGCTCGCTTGCTGTCGCCTTTTGCTTCGTCTGTCACCCCGTCAAGATCGGCCTCGAAAAACCGATTGCCTGCCGGGGGATAATAGCCAAACACATCAAGAGGATACTCGCAGCCGTGGAATCCCTTCTCGCACAGTTCCGCTTCCTCCTCCACATATTCTTTGCCAAGATCGAATTGGAAGCCTCGGCACTTCATATCTTTATCGGTTCCCTTGTAGACGATCACTTGACATCCCTCCCATTATCGTGTATAGTTGTGGTGGTGGTTAGGTCTCCGTCTTTGACGGGGGCCTTTCTTTTTTTGTACTCCTCCTGCTGTCTGCGGATGCACCGCAGCACCCAGTTGGAAAAGTTCCCGTAGCCCATCTCGATGAGCTGCCTGCGGAATTCCGCCATGTCCACGAAACCGTTTGGAACGCAGATATGGAGGTTATAAACATCCCGCTTTGGCCGTTTCTTCGATATCAGCGCCTGCGCTTCCGGTGTCCGCTTAACGCCGTAGTATTCGGGACGCTTGCACATACTGTCGAGTGGCTTCGAGTAGCCGGGGAAAACGCTCCTGATGGCTTCGATGCGCTCGTTCTGTGTCATCCGGGACACACCCCCATCAATATGACCATCCAGCCGACCATGCTGGCCAAGGCCATGAGCATATACAGGGCTTCCTTGAAAAACTCAATCACTTCTTTACGCTTCATTTTCGTCCTCCTTATAGGGCAGTTCGGGGATTGGAGCCCACCAAGCAACATTGATTGCATAGTCTGTGCAGTCCTCTGTGACATTGAAAAGCTGATGCTTTGCCCCATAGCGCAGAACCGTGATGCGGCCGGGGGTCGTCATGCACAGGTAGTTTCCGTCCTTCGAGGGCTTGACCTCGGCTGCGTTGAACCATTGAATGAAAGTGTTGTGGGTGAAATTCATATTATCCTCCTTAACTTAACCATCTTGCGAGGCTTGCTGCCGAAATGAAGTAGTTGCCTCGTTTGCTTGTTCTCTTTAACGGGATGTCGCTCGACATCAGTTGTCGGTAGCCCATCCCTGTGTACTGCAGTACATCACTTAATGTGAGTACCTCTTTGCCCGGAAACCTCGTCATGACTGCTTCGAGGTTGTCCCGGTAGCTCTCCTTTTCTCTCGGCATTATCCCTCCTCCTTTTCCTTGATAAGCTCGTCCAGCGCAGCCATGAACCGCTGTTCTGCGTCCTTGGGGCTGCGGTGACCATTGAGAACCATGCAGACATACGCCTTTGTCACGCCAAGTCTTTCGGCGACCTGTGTCATGGTAACTCTGTTGTTGTGCATCTTGCCGACCATGTCGCCAGTCCATTGTGCAGGCATCCAAACTATCCTCCTTTCTTTAATTTTCTGTTGCAAGAGTAAACAAAGTATGCTATCATATTTATGGGATACATATTGCGCTACCCCGGCGGTTGCTGGGGCACTTCGGTTTACTCCGCTGACCATATTCACATTATACAGTTTACTCTGTTATCCGTCAAGGGGAAATGCGCAACTTTGTTAACTTTGTAGGCTTGCACAAATAAGGGGCGTGTTAACTGTGTTTTATGACAATTATTTGAGGCTTTGTAACTCTGTACGTAAAACGCCAAGTGCTGTTGCATTGGAAATTGGGCTAACAAAGCCATCTGTTTCCAGATGGAAGTCAGGGTCTATGCCAACCGATGCAACACTCCAAAAGGTCGCAGACTACTTCGGCATCACCGTTGACGAGCTTTTGGGCAAAGAAAAACAGCCCACCGAAGGTGAGCTGCATCCTGCCAATAAAAAACTTATGGAGCTTTCCCGGACTCTTTCGCCGGAGGAAGCCGAGAAAGTATATAAGGCCATTTCGCTGCTATTAGAGAAATAGCTCTTTCGCATTGTTCAGGTGTCATTTGTAAAATAAGCTGCTCTAACGCCGTGTTCCAGTTCATTGGTGTTCCTCCTCTTTTGTCGATTATTGTAAAATAAAAATCCTTCCAAATTCAGCATGTATTTGGTACAATTCAATTGTAACAAATTGCATGACCAATGTATACTGACAAATGTTGCGGTTTGGGCGTCAAATTTGTCATGTTTTCCTGACAAATGTGTCTGGTTCCAAAAAACAGGAGATGAGTTTGTGAGTTTTGACGAAGATAAGAATTGGGAAAACTTTTTGCTGGAGGTGGCCGAAAAACGGCAGGAGCAGGGAATGACCCACAAGGATTTGGCCGACAATGCCGGGACGGTTGAGAGGACGATTTCCAGGTTGCTTTCGGAGCCGACCAAAAACCCAAGCCTTTTTCTCGTAGCTTCCGTCTGCCAAGCGCTGCACATATCTCTCGACAAGCATTTCGTGAAGGAAGTCTATACAAAAACAGACAGCCAAAGCAGCGAAGAAATGATAGAGGTTCTGAAAGAGCAGGTGCGTCAGCGCAGGAAGCTATCCAAAACACTCTTTGCAGTTATTTTTGTCCTGCTGGCAATGATGATTTTATACCTCGTCCTAATCGATGCAAATAACCTTAACTATGGTTTGATTCGGGATTAAGAACAGTTGTTCTTTCCAAATATAATCGTACCGAATTGAAAGTACAATAAAAAGGACTGGAAGGAGAGAGGCCATGAAAAAGCTAATTTCTTGTTTGTTGGCGGTCGCAATTTTGATTGCGCTTGCTTCGTGTGGAAAAGATGCAACAGATGAAAAAATAAAAGAGGTGGCGCAACAAATAGGACTTACATCAACAAGCGTCAAAACAGTGGACGGTGTAAAGACTATCGTTGAGGATAGCTATTACTATGTGAATTTTGACATAGAAAACGGTGAGGTAAAAAAGGTGTATTGTGGAGACTATGTTTTTTATAAGGACGGAGAGGTAAAAAGCAAGTTTTATGACAAGCTGCTTTCCGTTGAGGATATGGTTGATTATCAAAGCAAGGTAGAGGATATTGTACTTGCTGCCCTCACCAGCCCGGATACTGCGAAATTTCCCGGCAGTGGATTAACGCCACTCGAAGGCTGGTTTTTTATCCGCACAGGAAACGCTGTTAAAGTTGAAACATATGTTGATGCTCAAAATGGTTTAGGAGTTTCCACGAGAAATAATGTCGTTGCTATATACAGAGATGGCGAGTGCGCCAAGCTCCAGATAGGAAGCACAGATATAATTGGATAAAAAAATACCGCCCCCGGCAACGAGGGCGGCTAATAATAGGAGGAGAGAAAATGCAAAAAGATTTAGGAATGAAGTGGCTAAAGGTTTGCAAAATACTTTGGCTGATTGGGGCTGCAATTAGTCTTTCTTCTATTTGGTTCACACTCATATGCTTCGCTACCGTGTTTAGTGCATTTCCTGCATATATTGTGATCTGCATAGCATTGTGCCTCGTCAACTCATTTCTTACCGTTCTGGCGTACACTGCAGTCAGCAGCTTCTGTGCTTCTCGTTTCAAGTACATAATTGCGTTGTTTGCTATAGCGCCTATTTCGGCAGGGGTGAATGCCTATGGTGGTGTAATTATGGCGGACTTGGGAACAAAACTTGCGGTGTCTGGCGTCTTTTTCTTGATAACCGCATTAGCATGGTCACTGCCAAATATCATATACTTTATGCACAGAAAGCACCTATTTACAGGGGCGGATCCAGACAGCGATACAAAAGCCCCACTTACTCCTGACGCCAGAGCAGAAAGCAAGGTGGAGGAAGATGCACCGCAGCATGTTGGGGAAGTTCAAAGGGTAAAAGTCACGCCAATAAGAGTTTCTCCGGGAAAGTCAACAGATAAGAAAAACGCAACGGCAGAGAGCGCAAAGAATAAAAAGAATAAAAAGAATATTCTAACATATTCGCTTGCCGCTTTGTGCCTTGCCCTCGGCATTTTGTGCGTTTATCAGGGAATACAGATAGCTGATCTCACGGGGAAGGCGCTCCCGTGGGAGACAAATAGAACTGTTCTCGTTACAGCGTATGGTTATGTGGACAGCAGGTATCATAACGGGAATTGCGCCTTGAGCAAAAAGAATGTGATGAGAAAGATGTCGGAAAAGGAAGCCATATCGAGCGGGTATAAAAAGTGCCACGCTTGCTTTGGTTGATGGAGGCATACGAGGATGCTCTGTAAGAAGTGCAAAAAGGAATTGCAGGAAGATTGGCTCTACTGCCCTTGGTGCGGTTTGAACGCAAAAAAGGACTCACGCAGAGCGATATCGCAGCGAAAAGACGGGACATACCAAAAAGCAATCACAATTGATGGGAAGCGCAAGTATTTTTACGGGAGATCAGAAAAGGATGTCATAAAGAAGATTGCAGAATTCAGCAGGGAGGCGGAGGATAAGCGGTCTGCTGCATTTGCCGTATATGCCGAAGCGCTGGAGCAGTCTTGGGACAACCTCGCATACAATTCCCTTCGAGGGTACAAGCCTGCGCTCGTGCGATGTGTCGCTACGTTCGGGAAAACGCCTGTCGCAGACATCACGCCGATGCAGGTGAAGGGTTTCCTCGATAAGGTTGGAAAGACATTCTCGCAAAAAACCGTGAACACGCAGAAGAACATAACGAGCCAAGTGTTCGACCTCGCCATCCTCGCCGGGGACATACAAGTGAACCCTGTTGCAAACATCAAAGCGACCGGGAAGAAAACAAGCGGGCGGGAAGAAGCATCGCAGGAGGATAGGGAGAAGATCGCAGCCCATTGGGACGATTGCGCCGTATCACGACTTGGTTACTTCATTATGATGACCGGGCTTCGTGTGGGAGAAGCACTTGCTCTGCGATACGAGGATATCGACAGGGATAAAAACCAAATCCATGTTACGAAAAGCGTATATTATGTCGGCACTACTCCGAACATAAAAAAGCCAAAGACGGACGCAGGGGTCAGGACGGTATTCCTCCTGCCGGATGTCGCAGAACGATTTAATGGGAAGAATGGTTACATCTTCACGAATGAAAAGGGAGAAATCCTTCGAAGCAATGAATCGTCCCGCAATTGGAGAAAATGGTGTAAAAATTACGGAATATGCTGCACATTCCACCAGCTTCGGCATAGCTTCGCAACATCTTGCTGCGAGGTAGGGATTGACAAAGCCGTTGTCCAAGGGATGATGGGGCACTCCTCCTACATCGTGACGGAAAAGTATACCCATCTGCGTGACAAAATGTTGGAGGATGCACAGGCCAAATTTACTACATCACTTTTACATCACAAGGATGCAAATACAAAGCAATAAACAGCAATAAACGCAAAGTACCGAAATGGAGAAAAGCCGCACAAACAAAGGAAAACCCCGCATTTCTGCGGGGTTTTCTTTGGCGGAGATGGAGAGATTCGAACTATAAATAAACATATTGTTCAACAGCGGTTTCTCCATTAGTACATCACTTTTACACACCGCTATCTCTTATCCTCGGTGTTTTGCGTATGCGTTGCACAGTAAAATACCCCCTCCGTAACTGGAGGGGGTATCTCTTTACCACACCTTGTCGGACACTCCGAGTGCCTCGTACAAAAGGTGCTTTTGCTTTGTGCTTGCGCCGAGAACGGCCTTATCGATAGCGGCCTTCTTTTTGCGGCTGGAGGACAGTTGGATTGTCTTCCCATCGCCGTCTTTGTCGCCTGTGATCCCACGGGCTGCGAAGTATGCGGCGTAGTATTGGTCGTAGGTAACGCCCTGTGCGACATACTCGGCTGCCTTTTCTCCGACATCCTTGTTGTATGTCTTTAGTGCGTACTCTGCGCCGAACGCCTTGCGGTTTGCTTCGCGCTTCACCACATCGCTGTCTGCACTTCCGATGCTCTTTGCGGTTTCCTCGTAGGTGCCGACGGTCAACAGGGCTTTTCTATAAATCTCATTTCGTAATTCCAGCAGGTCACGAGCCTCGCTCATCTTCTCCTTGCGGGTCTTTTCTCCGCTGTTGTAGATTTCCTTTAGCTGCTTCGTGATCTCGGACGCCGCCTTGCTCTGCTTATACAGGTAGGAATATGTCGCATCATCGGCAGCTGTCGCAAGCTCGGTCTCCTTTACCTGCTTGGCTTCGTCCAGCGCATCATAGAAGTCGCTGCCCAGCCGGTTCTGCCGGACGCTATCTACCACGAAAGCCTTTACCACCGCAGGGACATCGGCTTTCTTGGAAAGTGCCGGAAGCACCCAGTCACCAATAAAGCCGGAATACTGGTCGATCAGGTAATTGACCTTCTTCGGGGAAAGCCCCTCGATGCCGTTCTTCCCGTGTCGTGTGATCTCACCGAGCCAAATGGAGAACGCATCGGTGCTTTCATCGTATTGCAGGTAGTCAGGCTTTTCCTCCATGTAGCTGGATACGATGTCTCCACCGTACCAGTTCTTGTTGGTACTCATCGCAGTAATACCGGCGAAGATGTTGTTGGTCAGCGGATTGTTCGGCGCAATCTGCTCAATAGCGAAAGACGGATAACCGGCAAACGCGCTGCTCGCAGGTTCCCCTTTCAGCCAACGCCACATACGGTTAGTGAACGCCGTAATAACGGAAGGCTCACGCCCCATCGGAATCTTGATAAACTTGTTATCACCGACCTTGATGAGGATGTTGCTGTCCTTCATATAGTTGGAAAGCTCCTTGTAGTCATCGTCCTCTTTCAGCCCGTCATAAAGCAGACCCATGATGATTGCCGGGGCTACACCGTTGATGAGCAGCCGAGAGATAAGCTGACCGATTTCCTTCCAGCCTCTTCGGTCGATTACATTGCGGATGTTCTTGGAAAGGCCCTGCATACCGGGGTTGAAGAAAGGCACAAGGGACGCATTCAGCTTGCGAGCCGCAAAGCCGCCACGACCGAAGTTCGTTGTGATGTCCGCTGCGTTATAGAGCGCCTGCTGAACATCGCCCGTGTCTTCCATCGTGCTGATGAATTCAGCAAGGCGAGGGTACTGCTCGACCGCTTCATTGGCAAAGGAGAGGATGTCAATTACTCTATTCAACCCGCCAGCCACTTTATCGACTGCACCGTTCTTGAAATGGTGTCGGTCGGAAAGCCCCGTCTTGGGGTCATAATAGGTGGTTCCTTTTCCGCCCATCGCCTGATAGAGCTGCCAATACTTCCCGTTCGTTGCGATTTCCTTTACGGCCTTGCCGTAGTTCTTAATGAATGCGGCGTTGCTGTAATGGGTAAAGTACAATGCAGACTGTGCATCACGGACGAAATTTCGCACGATGAATACAGGATTCCATTGCGTGACCAGCTTCTTGAATGTGCTGTTGATGGAGCGCAATGCTTTCATTCCAAAGGAATTGGATTGCTCAATGGGTCTAAACCCATCGGCCATTGCTTCACTCATGTGTAGAGTAACCGGTTTGCCATCCACCCAAATGCGCAGCGTGTTCTTGAGGTTCTCTGCGGAATCCGCATCAAGGTCAACAAGATCGCCTTCCTCTGTAACACTCTGAATGTATTCCGAGATATCACGGGTAGTATCCATTGCATCTTCATACAGCATATTGCCAAGAATGTTCTTTTTTGCTGCGGAGAAGGCCTGCAAGGTCTGCCTGGCAATACTGTCGATCAGCGGCATGATATCCTGGTTGCCACCTTTTGCGGACTTGATGGTGCTGTTCACCGCAACGCTGTTGGGGTTGGAGTAGCCGCCGGAGGTGCTGGGCATATCGCGGTAGGTGGGAACATAGTGCGGATACAGTTCCTTCATGTACTGTGCCATATCAGCGCTCACGAGTCCGCCCTGCTTTCGCACCTCCATCAATCCGTCAAGGTAGGCATACACATCCTTCGCCCACTTCTCAAATTCGGGGTGTGCATCCAGCAGGTCAGCTGCAGCGGCACGGCTATCGTCTGCGGTCACGCTGCTGCCGAATACAGGCTTGTCAAACTGCTTTTCTGCCCATGCCTGCAGTTGCTTATACCGCTTTGCGGCATCAATCTGCTCCATGGTGTATGTCTTTGTAAGGGAAGCATCTTTGCCTGCGGCTGTTGCAATGTTCTCATCTGTCATTTCCGGAAAGCCTTTGACTTTCTTGTTCAGTTCCTCACGGAATGCCGATAGCACCTTCTGCGCTTTTTCACGGACGCTCATGCGGTCAACATTGTGTTCATGCAGCAGGTAGGTGTAAAACTCATCGGTCAAGCCAGCCTTTTTCGCCGGTTCAAATACCTGCATGAGGTTCTTATCGCCGATCTTCTTGCCGTTAAGGTCATACTGCCCTGCGCCGCCAATGGAATACTGCGCCGCCGCAGATGCCTGCCCGACATTGTTCGCTGCATACATGATTCTGCTGTCGCCGACTTCGTTCCCGAATCGCTCCAGCTCATCCTTGGTATTGACTAACTGGCGCTTAATGGTGCGCCAGTCTTTGGCGACTTGCGCCTTAAAGGTTTCCTTGTCCTTCTTCGGCATTTCGGTCAGAACCTTGGCAACATCTTCCGTAGTGGTGGATTTCTGTTCCGCCGTCCTCAATCGGGCTTTGCTCTTTGCCCGATCCTCCCGCACCACTCGGTCAATGCGGTCCTGCGTCCTCCGCCGGTTGAATTCGTCCTTGGCTTCGGACAGCTTTTCGTTGTACTTGTCCCGCATCTGCCGATTGTTCGCACGGAGGTCGGCACGGTATTGCTTGGCAAGTGCATCATATTTCGCCATGAATTCTGCACGGGCCTTTGCTGCCTTCTCTCGCTCTTTAGCCGCTGCTATCTCGGTGAGGAGTTTCGTCTCTGCATCACGCCAGCGGTCATTTATCTTCGCTTCCGCAGTTGCCTGCTGGCGATAGTCAGCAAGCTGCTGACGGATGTTCTTCACCTCGGCTTGTGCAGCCTTCAGCTCATCGTTTGCTTTCTCGGTTGCTTCGGAAACAACCTTGTCAATGTCGGCCATGTACTGGGCATCTTCCATGAGGGAGAATTCCCCGCCATCGTTAAAGTGCTCCTCAAGTGACTTGAATAGCTTGCTGTTCTTCGACAGCTTATTGGCTGCATACATCTCTTTGATGTAGCTTTCAATATCGCTGTCATACAAAGAAACATATTTCTTCCGCCAATGGTCTTCGGGAAGTTTACGCCATGCGTCTACCTTCTTCGCATCTCGCTCACGGATGGTGTCTACAGCTTCACGGTATGCGGCGTCAAGGGAGCCATCACGCAGCAGTTTCTTTACTGCGCTATCTTCGTTCTTCGCAAAGCCTGCCTCCACGATGGTCTGTATCTTCGAGTAGGCATCGTCAACAGAAGCATCAACAGATGCGTTCCGAACCTTTTTCGGCTCGGTTACATTCTTAATCGCATCTACTTCGCTTTGGGTCAGCCCCTCCACATACTCCGTGTCGATGGAGTAGAAGTTCGTCCTGTTGTAAAACTTTGAGGTATGATGCCAACTTGTCTGCGTTAGGAATTCTTTCTTCAATGTCGCCGCGTTGAGCCTCGAACAGTCGATATCAGGGTTGATATCTTGGATAGCGTCAATGATGTCGGTCTTCGTCCAGTTCGACAATGGCTTCTCTCCGCTTTCGTAAGCAGCCCTTGCGTTGTTGGACATACTGTATCCGTCATAGCCGTTTCCACGATGCTCGTCCATGAGGGAGTAACTACCACCTGCATCTTCTGCGCTATTCTGCATAGAATAGTTATTGACAGCATCAGTGTCTTGTGCTACACTAATGGTGTCGAAGTCAACCGCTGTGTTCCGTCTGGGCAATTGGAGCCCATCTCGATGAAGCAGTCGGTTGGCTTCTTTTTTGCTATAACCTATGAGATTTCCACGAATCAACTGGTCTGCAATAAAATTGCGACTGTTCTTCTTCCCATAAAGGCTAGCAATTCTTGTCACAACATCGAACCCGTTATTTCTGCTTAAATGCAAAGCGACAACAACAGGGTTTCCTCTGCCATCGGCAACAGATGTAACCACAACAGCGGAGTCGGGAACCGTGTCAGACTTCAAGAGAAGAACGGGCTTTTCTATCATTTCCGGAAGTTTGAGAATGACATCGTCGGAAAGCTCGTGACCGTGAGTATCAACGGTCGCCTTTCTCTGGGCCTTCGTTACAACAGACTGTGCCATCACAATCGGCTCATTCGCAAGACCAGCAGCTTGCAAATATTCCGATGTATTGTTCAGGTAGAACAAATCCGTCGGGCGCATCTTCCCAGCCTTGTAATCTGCAAACTGTTCTGCAAATGGGCGATTATTGCCTTTTACAGCCGCATCCATAACAGAGTAAGATATCTTCCCCGCTTCTTCCGCATCGCTCCTTTCTTCCATACCGTCAATCAAAGCCCGCTGCGATTCGGACAGCCTGTTATAGGCTTCCTGTGCAGAGGGCTTTCCTTTTAGCTTTTTGAGGATACGGTTCAAGAAACCTTTAATGCCGGTGGCGGCTTCCGTATTTCTTGCGCCTATGTACTCCAGCATATCCCGGCTGCCCAAAAGATCACCGCTGATATCGGCAGCGACTTCCTCCGCAGCTGCATTCGGGTCAAGCTCAATTCCATTGCGCTCGTACAGTTCGGTTTTGGCATTCATCATGCCCTTTACCATATCGGCATAGTCGGGGTTCTCTACCAGCGTATCAATCATCCCGGAATACTTGCTATCAGCTACAAGGTCGTGAAACATCTCATGCCCGAAAGTAACCATCAGCGGATCGCGGGAATTGATGTTGACATAAATGGTGCCATCCGGTGCGCGATAGCCATTGGTCAGTCGGTACTGCCCATTGACCTGCACCGCACCCTCAAACCACACGATAGTCTTGCCAAGGTATTTCGCTGCATTGTTCACCTCGGCAACAGCTTTCTTTTTACTGCCAAGAATTTCAGCTTTCTTATAGCCGATCTCGGTATTGCCGCGCACATCGGTGTTGGTTATCTCCTTGATACGGCGCTTGCCGTCTACATCGGTAATGGTGTTTTGCTCAACGGAAAGCCATCTTTCATCGGATTCCCGCTGCATCTGCTCCGCCTGCGCCTGCATATCGGCATCGAACTGGGCAGCAGCCTGTTCTCCTGCAGCAGCGACACGCTGGGCATATTCCGCCTGGGAGATCGCCTGTTTACCGGACTTCGCAATGTTCTGCGTAGCCACTTCAATAGCGGCAATATCCTGTGCTGTGTTTCCGCTGAACTGGACGCCGGTCAACTGGGAGAATGCCTGTCTTGCGGCAGGGTCGTTATTGATGCGAGCAGCTACTCCTTGGTTAGCTGCTACACCGGCAAGGGCGCTGTTGTAGGCTTTCTCTCCTGCGTTGGCAGGATTATCAACTGTGGGAGCAAAAGCCTGCCCCACGCTGTCCTCGGCTGTTTTAATGGATTGTGTGCGCTGGGCATCGGTAATAGCTGTTGCTACGGATTGCGGAGTAGCTTCCACATTCAGCTTTTGGGCTGCCTGCGCCAGCGCATCCGCTTTGGAGACCATCGCCTTGATCTCATTGATGGAGACCTGGGTAATATCGTTCTGGATTTTGGAAAGGCCGCTCTCGGCATCATAGGTGAGGTTTGCTTCATACAGTCTGCCCACCATTTGGTTGCTGGGGTTCTTCTGAACCTCCGCCGCATAAATGGCAGGTGCGGTGCCTGCGCCTTTCTCCATGCCCTCCTGCACCTGCTGCGATACGGCAGCAGGTGAAGCATTCAGTGCCTTGCCTACACGGCTATAGGTGACGGAACGCATCGCAGCGTTGCCGCCGCCCAATACACCGCCTGCAAGAGCACCCAGCAGGATATCATAGCCGAAGTTGTCCATCTCATCACTTTCGCCTGTGAGCGATTTCTCGATGGCGTAGTTGATGATGTCCTCTGCCCCCTCCTCAACGCCTTCAGAGATAGCGTCACGCAGCCACTTGCCGCCTACAGAATTCGCAATGTTATACAGTCCGGGGGCTTCGTTCATCAGCTTTTTTGATACGGCTTGCCCAAGTTTTGTACCGCCCATTTTGCCGTATACACCGCCAAGCTGCTCGGTAAGCATGGAAGCGGCACCGGCAGCGGAGCCAAGTGCAAAAGCCATATCTGTATTCCCGTACTTCTCATAGGCGTCCACATATTTATTGCCTGCGGCAGATGCAGCCATCATGGGCAAACCGGAGCCGGGGAGGACCGCGTTTGCAACAAGGGACGGCACCATGTTCGAGATCGTATTGACCAGCTGCAGCGCTCCGCCCTCAACAGCACCAACGCTGGCTACATTCTTTTCGTGGCGCAGTTCTGCCTGCGTCTTATAGTCCGTGATGGGGATTTCTCTCTTATCGGCAAGCCCGGCCCGCTTTACGGCTTCGGTACCGCTTACGCCGCTATCCATCAGCCGCTTGGCTTCCCATGCCTGCGCTTCCGGATTACCGGAAAGATACGAAGATGCTGCAGCGGCATACTGCCTCATGCTTTGGAATGCATTCTGCACGCCAGAAAGGGCAGCATCGCCTACCTTGAATTTATTCTCGTCCGGGTTGTAGTCCTCTACCGCTTCCGCATTTCGCTGGTTCTTCCACTGGGTATAGGCGTTCTCGTACTCAATGGCAGCCTTGTTGGCAATCTTCTGCTGCTCCTTGGCCTGCTGCTGCATATTCCCTGCACGGCTGTATGCGCCAGCCTTGATAAGAGCATCGTCACGCTGCTTCTTCAGCGTATCGACATTCTGTTTCATGGTTTCGCTCTGCTTACGAGAAGAAGCCCCAGCAGGCGCAGCCTGTGCAGGCTGCGTGCCGGGAGAAAGAACAGTATGCTTAATCTCCTGCGAGCGGTATGGGGCCATTAAGTTTTCCATGTCGCTTGCGGAAACCTTTTGCGGGGAGCTGCCATCGCCGCGTGCGGTATTGTTGGAGTTTCCGTACATTAGGCCCTGCATTTCTTCGGCTGTTACCTTCCCCATTTTGCCCTCCTTATCCATAGCGGCGGTTCCAAATGTCGGCTGCCTGCTCACTCGTGTATCCGAGTTTTGCCATTGCCTGTGCAAATGCCCTAATGTCGCCCGTGTCGGTTACCTTTGTGCCGGTTATGGTCTTTACGCCGGGGGCTTTTGCAACCCCTGCGGAGTAACTGGCCTGTGCGTTCATCTTCCCGGTCTGCGGCTCACGGTTCGCCTTCACCATGTCGAGGTATGCACGGCTCACGGCATCGGAGTAGTCGCTGTCACCTTCGGCAAGGCTGCGGTTGTAGCGGTTGTTCAGCTTGACATAGGATGTTTCTGCAAGGCCGCCGTTGATGCCCTCACGAGCAAGCTGCCCCGGCATATTCTTGAGTGCCATCTCCTTGGCGATGTACGCTCTGCGTGCGTTGTCCTCACGGTTCTGTGCCGCCAGCTTCTTCTGCTCATCGTACATCTGCTGATTGTATGCGAGGAGCTGGTCATAGGCAGCGGTCTGTGCATCGAGCTGGGCTTTCAGCGAGGCAAGATACTGGTTCCTCTCACTCGCATCTTGGTAGGAATACGGGGTCTCGGTCGTTCTTCCGAGAGCACCTGCTGCGGTTTCAAGGAGTTTGAGCCGAGAGCTGTCGTTTCGCCAGGAATTCGCCAGGTCTTTCCCAGACAATCCGAGTACGGTTCCTGCCCCGTGCGCCCGAATAGAATTCGATACACCTTCACCAACACGGGGGTTGGGCTTGCTTCCACCGTCATTCACCATGTTCATGTTGCTTCTATTCGCCATATTACCCCTCCTTCGCCGCCGTATCGTACTGTTCGATGGCGGCTAAAATTCTGCCACGCAATGCCTGTGCGGATGCGTGTTCGGTTCTGTACTTCTCTTTGATTTCTTCCAGCTCGGCGGCCAGCTTATCATAATCGCTCGGCACCTGGGTATCGTCATTGAGATACTGCCGCACCAACGCCAAAAATGCGCTCCAGTGCGGTCTGATATAGGCAGGGCAATCTTTCCTTGCGTACCAGTCATGGTGCTGGTAGACTGCGGTTTCGTCCAAACCGTGCCGCTTGAGGACCGCAGCGCAAAGTCTTGCACCGTTATCTTCGGCAATCCGGTTATACTCGGCGTCAGTGCCGTCCATGATGATCTCGATGGCGATGGTAGTGCTGTTGCCGGGGCCGTAGTTTCCATCAGCAGCGTGCCAGCCGACCTCGCTTTCGTCAAGGTTTTGCCACGCTTCAACATCATCTACATAGTAGTGGACACGGACAGATCCCATATTGCAGTTCGGGTAGGTCGCTCTGGTGTACTGCTCCGCCATTGTGGTACCGTTGGGGACTTTAATCCGACCAGTATTGTGAATAGTCACACCGTTAATAGCGGATAACGCCCGGTTTGCCTTGTACTGCGTACCTTTGCGGTATGTATAACCGGCCTCGGTATAGTCTCGGTTCCATACGGCGCTATCAGGAATAAGCTTTTCACAGATTTTTACGCCGTTATCATAGCGCACATTATCGGGAGAGAGGAAAGCCATTAGGCTTCCCCCTTTCCTTCGGCATCCAAAATAGCCGCATCAGTGTGTTTAATCATGCCAGTTGTGGTAGCATCATAAGTACCACCGGCAGCCAAGGCCACGATGACCGCATTGAGCAGGCACAGGATTACGCCCTGCACGGTCAGCTCGGCTACCGTAAACGCTTCTGCGCCCACGAGGATGAGTGCGGACACGATATAGGCCAAGAGGTTTGTGTTAATGTTCCGCAGGGGGGTCTGCTTCAAAAACTGGGTGATGATGGTGACCATCATGACTGCACCTGCGTAAGTACCGAGGGAAGTCCAAGTTACAAATTCGTTCATGTTCAAGCTCCTTTCTTCTGCTCAAGGTTGGTTACTCTTTTATTGAGGGCGGTTGTCCGTTCCTCCAAGATGGGAATTCTCTCCGCAAAGTCGTTGTGCCGTCTTACCTCCCTTGTAAGCTCGTCCAACTTCTCGTTGGTAACGGCTCGCTCGATATCGGCCTTGTTGTCCCGCTCCATGTTGCTTTTGTTGTTGGTAATGACCACAGCAGCGACCGATGCAATGCCTGTGACTACAGCTACGATTACGCTCGGCTCCATAGGCTTACACCTCCGCAGTATAAGTAGTCTCCACTAGCATCGTCAGCTCGCTGTACTCGTCATCGGTGATGCGGTTACACGCAAAGAACACATCCAGCTTGTTCTGCGCTTCGTCAGCAGTCTTGTAAAACTTCTTCTCAATCAGCTTTTTCATCATCTTATACATTGTTGATGACCTCCATATCTTCTTGGTATTTTTCTTCTACTGCGTCAGCGATAAGCTGTAACAGTTCGTTCACTTCGGCTTCCTGCTTTGCTTTTACTTCTTTGGCTTTTTCTGTGTAATAGCCCATTAGTTCACCCCCATAATGTTAAGTGCGTTGAGCATATCGGTTGTGTAAGAAACACCATCAAGTGTTTTCCACTTGCTATCTGTCTTGTCGTACAAATACGCATCCACTTTTTGTGCTATCGAATTTTCATCTCCGAGATAAACTGATATCGGATTTATGAAGATAGAGTTATTCTTGTCGGCTAAAATATCAATACCATCTTTGGAGATATCAGCAGTTATCGCCAAATCACCGCTCGCCAAGTCACGCTTGTAAGGAATTGTGTATAAGGTATCATTAAGGCAAGAATAAATATTCCCAAGATACGCTTCTTGGAATAATCTACCTCCGTAATTTCCGGGCTTTTGTTCGCTAACAACAACAGGGTTTATATTTGTGTCAAGGAGATTAAACCTTAACGTTTTCGATGAATAGTTTGTGCTTGAAGATGCGTTTCCCCAGTTTGCCCAAGCCAAAAATGCCGTTTCGCCATCATTTGTCAGCGACCATAGATAGCTTGACAACATATCGGTTCCATTTTGGTATATATCGGAATGTTCAAATGTTGTTAGGTTTATTCTTTTTATACAAGTCTTACATTGCGCTACCGTTGGCGTATTGTTGTAGGCAAAATATGCAAATCCGTTATAGTATATAATGCTTGAAGCGTTATACAAACTAACTCCGAAATTGAAGGTTTTTGTAATCTTCAACAATTCGGGGTCGATAACAAATATCTTATCAACGGAATTGGTATCAGACGAAGAACCGCCAATAGCATAAATGTATTTCCCGTCAGTAACCGCACTTGTATAAGCATATTGGGTAATTCCCAAAATGGAAAGAGAGGTTCTGCTATATCTTCCTGTTGTCGGGTCGATAATACACATTTTATCCTCGGTGTAGGCATAACCACCACTTGAATATCTTGTGTTTAGCGAATATATCTTATCTCCAACTTTAACAATTCCGCATCCCATATAGCCAATATTATATGCTGTTAAGGTTTCAACAAACTGCTTTGTTTTGAGATTGAATTTCGCTATAACAGTTCTTTCAACACTACTCGTAAATGTGTTGACGCGCACGACCCAAAGTTCATCCCCCACCATTCTTGGTGTTAAAGACCCGTAGCCAGCACCAGACTCTGGAGAAAAAGAACCAATCGATTGAAGATTCCCTGTTTGGCCATCAAAGTAGGAGATAATGGAAGTCTTATCCGGCTTCTTCGCCAACGGAACCCACAGCTTACTTGTATCTACGGGAGGTGTGGAGCCAAAGTCAATGTTCAAATCAGCTCCACCGCCACCCAATGTAATGGGATTTCCTAAAATACTCATATTCACCCTTTCCGGGGTGAGTATTTAGTTCACCCCTAATATATTTAGTGCGTTCTGCATATCCGCTACATAGCTTTCACCCGAAAGAGATTTCCATTTGAGGTCTTTGCTGTCGTAGAGGTATGCGTTTGTTAACTGTGCTATGTTGTTGCTGTCACCAAGGTAGGCATTGATAACCTTAACCTTAAAGTCGGTGTCTTTGGATTTAAGCGCTGTCCACAGTCCATCGTAGCCGTAGTCCTCTTGCAGGAACAGGTGGTTGCTGGTGAGGGGAGTTTCAAAAGAAAATTTCTGCAACTGTTTAGAATTTGTATTATACTTCCCGATACCGCCAATGAAATAAACATTCAGACCATCGGAGCCAAAACAAGTGCCATTTGCACCGCCATTCATAGATTTTCCTGTTTCTGTGAAAGTATCGGTCTCGGTGTCGTAAACCGTGACTTTAAGGCTTGTGGTGTTAGAACTAACAGAGTTACCGAACAAATATATCTTGTTTCCAAATGCAACCGATGGGGTAAGCTCGGTGTAGTTGTTCGGTGCCGTCACATTTTTCTTTTCCCATGTAAGTTTTGTTGTATCAAGAACCCAGACCTCGTTGTATGTCGTTCTACCACCGATTGTGTAGATTTTCCCTCCAACAGCACAGCACGAACATCCATCAGCAGGCGCTGTGGAAATTGGTTGAAGTGTCTTCGATACGGTATCAAAAACATAAGCTGATTTCGAGTATTGCGATGCTGGGTAGTTGTACCCACCGAACAAGAAAATTTTATCGCCTACTGCACAGCAAGAATAGTTCGAAGTCGGCGACAAACTTGTAGATCTAATTTCTGTGTACTCTTTAGTGTTTGTGTCGTAGCAAAATATTCGTGAAGACTGTGACCAGTCACCTACGTGATACACACCGCCAAAAAAACAAACAACACCATTTACGGCACATCCGCACATCTGCTGGTATCCGTAGGACTGGACAGTACTGGCGTTAACAACTTGCACAGTTTCAAGCTCCAGTGTTTTCACGTTGTATCTTCGTATTTCTTTTGAAGTATAGGTATTTTTTGCGTCATACAAGAATGGCCCCAAAAAATATATCCAATCGCCAACAAGGCAGTTTTGATACCCCGGAGCTGGGCTTGTTAGTGTCCCAATAGAACCATAGCTTGTGATTGCTTCACTCCCATACTCCAATACAGGACTACACTCCACAGCATCGGGCTTTGTTGCCAATGGCACCCAGAGCTTGGTGGTATCAGAGGGAGGATTTGTACCGTAGTCTATGTTGAGTTTTACCCCCCCCCCCGCTGGTAACAATTGGATTACCATAAATTACGCTCATGCTGTTACCTCCGTAATCGTAACCTGCACGGTCATGTCTGCGTTCGGCTTATCGCCAATGCATTTGGCCGTAATCGTTCCGTTGCTGTTCTCCATCCATATCGCAGATGTGCCACTGTCGATGAGTACGCCGAGGGAGGTAGCATCCATTTGGATGTCTACCTTGCTGTTGACGGTGATGCCGCTGATGGTTACCGTCTGCGAAAGGTTGCTCCAAGATGCAGTCGGTAAAATGACCGAAGCTCGCTTGACCTTGCAAGCATTGATGGCAGTCTGCTGGGCGGTGGAAACAGGCTTGTCAATGTCCGATGTGTCATCGACACTCCCAAGACCAACCTGCGCCTTGGTAACACCGTGGGGGTTGGACTTGTCGGTCACATGGGTATACGGAGCCTGTTTTACATTGTCCACATTGCCGAGGTCAACCTGCGCCTTGGTCACGCCGTGAGGGTTCGACTTGTCCGCAATATGGGAAGGAACCGCAGCAAGGGACGAATTGAATGCCGTCTCCGTACCGCTGTACCCGCTTTCTACTGCGGTTTGGTATGCGGACTTGCCGTCTGCACCGGCAACACCAGCGGGGCCTTCGGGTCCTTCGGGGCCTACTATGCCCTGCGGTCCCTGAATACCCTGCGGGCCTTGTGCGCCGTCTCTACCTGCCGGCCCTGTCGGTCCTTCCTTCCCCTGCGGTCCCTGAATACCCTGCGGGCCTTGCGGACCGATGGGGCCTTGCAATGCGCCGACACTCACCCAATCATTTGCGGTCTCGCTCCAGATGTAGCACTCGCCGTTCTCACGGACAAAGTACATCTTGGTATCTCCGTTCGGGATTGCATTCTTGAGAGCCGCTACGGTCGGATAGCTGTCCTCGATATACAGGCTGGTTCCGTCTTTCCCTGCGGGGCCCACGGGGCCTTGCGGCCCAACAGGCCCTTCAGGGCCCTGCACGCCCCTCGGCCCTTCCGCACCAGTAGCGCCGGGGTCGCCCTTCTCACCATTTGGGCCTTGGATGCCTTGGATGCCCTGTAAGCCCTGCGGGCCTCTTGCGCCCTGTGCGCCCTGTGCGCCCTGTACACCCTGCGGACCTTGCGGGCCTCTCACGCTGACGGACTGCGGTGCAATGGCGGTGTCTTGGATGGTAAAGGACATGATGCCGTTTGCGTCTACGCTCGGTACGATGACCGGCCCTGTTGCGCCGATGTCGCCCTTCTCGCCTTTCTCACCCTGTACGCCCTGCGGGCCCTGATCGCCCTTGTCACCCTTCAGACTGGTGATGATGGTCTGCGTCCCATCGTCCGAGACAACGCCGTTTGTGAATTTCATGCGGCTGCGCTGCGGAGCAATCGTGCCGTCAGGCTTAACGATGACATGGCCGGAGGAGCCGGTCGCTTCCCATACCACGCCGTCTTCGCTCGTCTCAAGCACCTTATCGCCGTTGAGCCGGATGTACTTCACATTGCCGGAGATGAGCCTTTTCTCAAGCTCGGCCTGCACCGTGCTGGCCACGCCGTTTGCATCAGCAGCTCCTACACTCGCAGCAGCGGTCAATGCGTTCAGCGCATCCACAAGGCTGTTGTACGCAGGGATGACGACCTCACGCACAACAGCTTCTACCGAGTATTGCATCTCGCTGGCAGAAAGGTTCGGGGTGGTATCCTGCCCGATTACACCGACTCTTTCCCCAGCGCTATCAGTAAATACCGCATCCTTGGTATACTCGTTCCCATCGGATGCTTTGATTTTCTCAAACATAGGTTACCCCCTGTACTTCTTCGTTTCTCTGTACTCTACTGCGATGTTCTCGATGCCGAATGGCTCTGCATTTGCATTGGAGAAGCGGAAGCGCACCTTGTCGAGGTTTCGCATATCCAGCTTCCTGCCCAACACCTTCGGGGTCGTATCCGTACTCCATGTCCACTTCGACCAGTCGATATCGTCCCACGAGAAGAATCTCGCCGTCCTCGCATCCGTAAGAATGTCGATCCACTTCCCGCTGCACATCGCAGAGGCGTTTACGCTCGTCCGAACGAACGCAGACAGCCTGCAGGCAAGGTAGCGGAAGTGCTTGCTGGAATAAAAGGTCTTGCCATCGATATCAGGAGTCTCCCATTGGCACATAACAGGCTTCAGGGTCGTGCCGTCCAAGGTATCGTTGTAGGATGCGGTCGTGGTCTCATCGGTGCAAAATTTACACACCTTGCCGTCAGCAGTACCAAAATACAATTCGCCGTTACTGTCCCATATCACCCTTGCGGGGATGCCTGTGAGATAGAAGCACTCGTACTGGAAATTTGAGTATGGCTCTCCCTGCTCATAACGCTTCTGTAAGAGGTCGAGGACATACACCCCACTTCCTGCTGCGATGAAGTAAAAGTCTTTGTGTAGGCAAGCGTAGGCGTTCAAAATGTCGTTCTCGGCCAATAGCTTCGGATTGATGTAGAAGCTGCGGCTCTGCACATATCTTTCGCCTGTCACATCGGATGCGGTCAAGGCAAATATGCCTGTCGAGGAAAGGAACAAAGGCTCGTTATCTGTCGGCACGAAGCTATGCGCTGCGATGGCGCCATGCCCTGTGATAACATTACCGGTCTTGAAGGCAAAGGTTTCAATGGGGTTGCCCAGCTCGTCTTTGTCGGTTATGGTAGAGCCTGTACGCACATAGACTGCGCCTGTGGTTCCGCTTTTGTGCGCTGCGATCCTGTCGCCCACGATGGAATAACCTACAATGCGCTCGCTGTCCTCGCCCAGTATCGAGTAGGACAGGTCGGAGAAGTACGAGAAATCATTCTGCGCCGACCAGAAGTCACGGTTCTTGAAGTTCGGGTCGCCTGTTACGAACAGTCTCGTGCCGGTCTCGCCGTAGACGATACAGGTATCGCAGTTCGTGATGCGGCTGCGGCTCTCGCTGCGGTCCTTGGCTGCGGTGATGTACACATTGTCAGCACCCGCCAAAGGGGATTTGCCCGGAGCAGTCGTGAAGGTCACGCTGCCGCTTTTGCGGTCTACCGTGAAGTCGGTGTTCTCGGCCTTGTCGATGAACGAGCCGTCTTCCTGCAATACCTTCGCCGTTACAGGCTCGTTATTCAGGTTTTCGAGGGAAAGTTGAAATGTGGTGGCGGTCGCCGTCTTTTCTCCTACATAGAAGCTCTCCGTCCATTTGTCGGACATGAGGTTGATGTCCTCGTAGGTGATACCGCCTGTACCGTCAGGGTTCTTGTTGATGACGATCCTCGGCACATACGCCGTTTCGGATACATTCGCCACCTTGAAGGTTCCGTCATGCGTTACCTTGTAGTAGTGCTTCCCATCCAGAAGATACAACGCCTTGTCGAAGTTCTTTGCTACCGAGAAGGCATCGTTCATGTCAGAGGAGATGAGTTCTGTACCTGCGTACAGCTTCGTCCCTGCATGGATGATATCCACACCGTCAAGGGAGTAATGGCCATTGATGCGGCCATCGTATTCATTGGTTTTGTAAAAGCCCAAGCGCTTGCGGACTCGACCGGGAGAGGAACGGATCATGTTCTCGCAGTTCGGGCTTCTGCGGGGGTCGATGTTCGTTGCACCGCTCGAAAAGTCACAACCATAAAAGTCGTTAATGACTACGCTGCCGGTCCCCATCGCTTTGGTGCTTGGGAACCGCATGGAGGAAAATTTCATGCTCTCCCTCCTTACATCATGTATACTGTCTCGATGGTCTGATGCTTCTCCACATCTTCATCGGTCATCGCTCCGACCAGCTCGGCAAATCTGCCTGTGAGATACTGGTTGAGGAGCAGCGTCTCGTCTATCCCGCTGGTGGCATCAATAGCGAGACGCAGGGGGACTAACGGCACTGCCTTCGGCTCTACTTCGATCTCCGCAGAGCCGGGTGCGCCGGAAAGGGTCGTGTGTCTGTGCTTGTACTGGATGTCAAACTGCCCACGATAGTGATAAGGGATGGCGATGTGATATTCGTCCAGCCTCCGATAATCGGAGAAGTCACGGAAGGTCACTCCATCGCCGGAGAACAGGATCTTCACGAGGCCGTTCATCTGCTCCGGCAGCTCGTACCTGTCCCAAGGTGTGTGTTCGGGAATGTTTTTCGATGGATAGTCATAATACCCTGCATTCCGCACCCAGAAGGGGTACTCGGAAGCGATGCGGATACTGCCCTTGAACAATCCCGAAAACCGCTTGAAGGAGTCCTCATCGATGGTCTGTGCAACTCCGTCAATCGACATCCTCACACGGCCTGTAATTTCAAGCGAATATGCTTTTGCATCCGCATTAGAGAAGGTATACTCCTCGCCTGGATAAAAGCTCTTGCAGGGGAAGAAGCTCCCCTCCATGCATTTGGGAGGCGACTGGACGATGCTCACGGATTTGATGATGGGGAATTGGGACTCCACCATCGCAACAGCACCGTCCAGCAGGTGTTCCATTCTGTCCTTGTAGTCGGCGATAAAGCCGTTGCTTGCGGCAGCGCCGTTTACGGTCGCTTCATCAAGCCACCGCAGCGCACCGTTGATGGCATCGTTCTTGTTCATTCAATCACCCCATGTACCCTGCTTCTTCAAGGATGCGGGCGACTTCTTCGGGTACATCCACCCATTCGCCACGCTTGATCTGATAGGTATAGCCGTTGATGCACACAGGCACTACGACATCTTCTTTGTTCAGCTTGTCCTTCGGCAGACGGATGCGTACCTTCTTGCCCTTGGCGAGTTCTTCGCCTGTCGCTTTTTCAACGATCTCTCCGATCATGTCGGGGTTGTCAGTCTTTTTGATGTTAGCCATGTTAAATCCTTTCTGTAAAAGAAGGGAGGGGTGTTACCCCCTCCCTTGTATTTGGTTAGGCAGAAGCCATGGACTGGATGCAGACCATTGCCAGCTCCTGCAGGCGAACAGTAACCGCCATCGCTTTCCAGCCGACACTCGCGCGCTGGTTCAGGGGGTCCTCGGTACCGGCAGAGCCGGTGGGCTTGATGATGATTTCGGGCTTGGAGGAGCCGTTCACATCGACCACGCCGTAAGCGTCCTTGCCTACGATAAGGGTCTTATGCAGGGTACCCGCAGTAGCGGTCGTTGCATCGGTGGGACACATGGTGGTCAGGATGAAACGGACACCATGGATACGACCGATCTCGCCCTTCATGATGTTCTCTGCACCATTGTACTTGGAGATATCCTGCCACAGGCTGTCGTTCTGCAGGTCGTATGCTACATCGGGATCGCAGAAGCCTACAAAGTAACCGCCCTCCAGGGGCTCGGCGTTGTTGTTGCGCAGGGTGCGCACCGCTTTCTTGATCTCCTCGCTGTTTACCACCTTACCGGCGGCAATAGCGGCAGCGGAAGCAGCGCCGCCAGCAAACTGCTGGGAAGTACCCTTGAAGATAACATCCGCGCAGCGGGTCTCAAGGGTCTTGGCGGCGTTTTCGCCCATCAGAGCAGCGGACTCGGTCAGAACGGGGTCGATGCCGACCATGCTGATCTTGTCAGACAGGCGGACCCAGTTGCCCTCCTGCGCCACGGTAGCGGTCACAGCGGTGATGGACAGGTTGTCGCCGTCAGGGGTCACGCCCTCGGTCAGGGATGCCGCAGGGACGTCAAGGGAATTGAAGCGGCGGAAGTTGATGGTGTCGCCCTCGTTCTTCGGCATGGGGCGCTTCTGACCGTACTTGAGGAAGGTCAGATTGGGCAGCAGCCGGGACAGCAGGGTGCGGTCGTAAAAGGTTTTCTGTTCAGCGGTAAGATTACCGTAAGTCTGGGTAGTAGTTGCCATAGTTTTATACACTCCTTAATTTTTTAATTCCCCCCGGAGTGCAGCTTGATACAGCTTTTCAAAGTCTTTGTCCGACATCTTCATGTAGTCGGCTTCGGTTTCTGGGCTTTCGCTCGTCAATGCTCCGGGAGATGCTTGTGCGTTGTTGTTGATTCTTCGGAGCGTGTCTTCCTTTGCCTTGTTTGCAGCATCGTTGGCGAGGTCAAAATAGCTGTTCGCCAAAATTGTATTGAACGCTGCATCCACGCTGCAGGGCGTCCCCTGCTGGGTGCAGTAGTCCATCAATTCAACCACTTGGTCTTTGAGCTTTGCGAATGTCTGCCCTCTTACAGGGTCAGCCTCCAGTTCTCTCATGCGCTCATTGCTCCGCAAGCGGGCAATCTCCGCTTCCAAGGATTGATTTCGGTAAGCTGATACGGGGTCGGATTGGCCGTCCTCGTCCAGCCGCTGCATCGCAACAAAGGCTTCATACTCCGCCCTTGTGGTGATGGGTCTGTCATTGTCATAATGATTGGTCAGGCCCATGCTGCGGATAAAGTCGTCCACGCTCTTTTGGGATGCTTCTTTGATTCTCCGTGACACACGCTGTGTCTCGGTCGGTTCTTCCTGTACCGCAGGTTCTTCCTGCTCGACAGGCTCGGTTTCCTCTACTGCGGGAGAGGAGTCGATATCTTCTTCGATATCTTCATTTGCAGCAGTCATGATTTCTTCGTCCATAAATTCCTTTCTGTGGCGAGGTTCGGTTTGTTCCGTTTAGCAGCCACTTAAAAATTGGTTATCCCTCCAAGGGGTTGGTCACATAGGTCGGTGTCCTGTTGGTGCATTTGGGGTTCTTGCACTCCAGCTGCAGCTTGATAAACGCTTTTGTCTCTGTGTTTGGGGAGGTATCCCCGGTGAATGTAAGATATTTGCCGGTGATTCTCATTTCGGCTTTACAGTTTGGGCACAGCATTGTTGCCACCTCCTGTGAACTTGTCCATGACGGTCGGGGCCTTCGGCACATCCGGCAGCGGAACTCCGCCAATGCCGGAAACGCTCTGTACGCCGTTCACTTCTTCCTCCGGAACGCCAGGCATGCCCACCGCTTGCGGCTGGGTTTCCCGCATTCGCTTGAACTTCTCCTTGAATGGAGCTACATTCGGGTCGGAAAGCTCGATGTACTGGTCGATGGTTATATCGCCTCGGTCGAGCATCTTGTCCAAGGTGGCCTGTGCCAGGACAGCAGAATACTCGGAGGAAGCGCCGACATCCACCTGCAGGTCAAAGTCGTACATCGCATAGTCCGTACCTGTAAACGCTCTGCCGGATACCTCGTCCCCCATCTCGATGACGATTTCCCGCTTGTCGGAGCAGTAGGTCTTGAAAAACTCCATCCAGATGCGGCCGATCTCTTTTACTGCGTGCCAGTATCTGCGCTGGATCTCGTTGACCGGGGTCTGCGCTTGGTTTTGCAATGCAATGATTGCCGATGCCGCCATGTTTGCACCCAAGGACTCGCCGGTTGTTACCTCGGTCGTGCCGGTTACTACGCGGGTCAGATCGATCATGTTGTTGCTGACCTGCGTAGCAGCGGACGAAAACGCAGGAGGCTGCAGGTACGATATCCCGCCGTTGGAGTAGTCTGTGACGATTTCCCCCGGCTCGTTGGTCAGCGGCTGCCGTATCGCTCCGGGTCTCGCAACAATCTTCGGAAAGCCCATCTGCTGGATGGCCAGCGCCTGCATTCCGTACATGAAGTTAATCAGTTTTTGGTTGGGGATAAGCCCCTCGATTTCTCCGATGCCGTAAAAACACGCCTTGCGCAGCTTCCAGTTTAACGCCGCCACAGGATACAGCTTGATGCGTACCGGGCTTCCCTTCGGGGTAAGCGGTACTGCTTTGCATATCTCCACGCTGCGGGTCGCTTTGTCAAATACGACCTCACCGTTCTTGCGGTAATACTTGGTCAGAACCGTGACCTTTTCATTTTCCTTGCCGTCCAGCTCGATTCTCTCGGCCTGATAGGTGCTTGCGTCCTCAAATTCATCGGGACAGATATTTGCGACCTTTTCCGCAGGCAATCCCCTGTCCTTTGCCATCTTGCGTACAGCGCCCAATTTGAGCCGCTGGGCGATAATGAGGTAGTCCTGCTTCTGCACATCCCGGAGCTGCGGGTTGGCTACAAAAAAGTTAAGCGCATCAACGGTTTCCCCACGAAGCTCCCCTACATATTTGTCGCCTTTAACGCTGGTGTCCCAGTAAAAGTGCCAGATGCCCGTCCCGTTGGTCGCTGCATCGTCACACGCCTCGTTGCACAGTTTGTCCATGTCGGCTCTGTCCCAGATCGTGCGGGCATATTCGGTGCAGTTCTCGGCGGCGTCCTGATGCATTTGGTCAAGGATCTCATTACCGCTGGCACTGCCCTGTCTGTAGACGATGCTGACAGGCTGGTCAAGCACGCTGGAGCGCTTGCTGCGGACGATCATGTCCACGATGTTGAGGACGGGTCTCGGCAGGTTTTTGGTGCGCTCTGTCGCTTGTGGCCACTGGTCGCCCTCCTTAAATCGCACAAAGGTCGGGAATTTGGTGCTAAAGCCCATCTTGTTGTGGTACGCTACACCCTCTCGGTATAGCGTCCACAGGGTTACTTCACTCATATCAATCCTCCGGGCCGTTAAGCCACTCGTTGAATATCTTGGTTGCATATTGCTCCTGCACCGTCTGGTCGTCCCCTAACGCCCACAGGATCAGCCTTTTGAGCCATCGTCTTACCATACCTGATACCCTCCTTGTTCTTCGGTCTGCCGCAGCTCCGGCGGCAGCTTGTACTTGGTAACCGGCGGCTGTCCCGCATACGGTCTCCCGCTGCAAAAATACCTGATGGCATCAGGTGCATGGGTCAGCTCGTGCGGCTCTGTCGCTACATCGTTTGGTCTGTGGTTATCGTACTGGACCATCGGCATGCATCTAATGACCTGCTTACAGTTGCGGAAAAACCGCAGCCCTGCTATCCTCGTCTTGTCGCCGGTTATAATATCTCTGCTGTCCATCGGTTTGAGCCACTCATGTACATCCTGCCAGCCGTTGATACGGTCGTTGTCCACCTTGACAAGCGGAATTTCCTGCTCCATAAATATATCTGCCACGCTGCGGCCTGTGTCATTGCGCCTGTTCCACAAGTCGGGCGGTGCAAGCCATTGCTCGATCTTATCGTCCCCGTTGGCCTCTTTGATGCGCATGGCGGCATCGGAGGCGATCAGCCCTGACTCGTATATCTCTCGGTACACATAGCCGTTTCCCTCACCGTCAATGGCGATCCAGTATCCGGCCAACATATCCAAGCCGTAGTCCATCGCAAAGTAGCGTCTCCACCAGTCGGGGATCTCGATGGGGTCTATCACATGGATATCGTCACGCCACTCGGCAAAATACTGACCTGCAAACACATTCCAGTCGCCGTCCAGCCATGCCCGGCGCATATCCTCCGGCAGCGTCTCCAGCATCCGCACATATTCGGGGTCCTTATCAACCAATACCGTGTTGTCGTATACCTTTGCAGGGATAAACTCGTAGTCATCGGGGTTTTCCGACGCCGTATAGTCCCGGTCGATAAACAGGCGCTTGACCCACGCATGGCCGACTCCGCCGGGGTTGCAGGTCAGATACATCCGATGGGGGAAGTCGTTGACACCACGGTTACTGGCCACAAGGTTGTTGTACATAAACTCTGTAAACTGTGTTGCCTCGTCCAAAAACATGATGTCGTACTCTTGCCCTTGATACTGCAGTACATCAGCCTCGGCGGCGCAGTATCCAAACCAGATGCGACTGCCGTTTGGAAATATCATCGCCTTTTCCGAGTCCCGATAGGTTGCTATATCGGGCTCCAGTGCCTTTCGCAGCTCCAACACATGGTTTCTCCACAGGTCGGCATATGTCCGGCGCAGGATCAGTATCTTGATGCCGGCATAATTAACGGCAAGCATGGTGGCCTTGGCTCTCACCACCCAGCTCTTACCGCCGCCTCTGGCACCTCCGTAACACACCCTGCGCTTTTCCGACAGCAAAAATTGCTCCTGCTTGGGGTTTGGTGTGCCTAAATTAACCGTCATTTTGCATACTCCTTTCCATCGCCCAGCACGATCTCGATTTTGGGTATCTCGCCACCCAGATCAATCGGCTGATTGGCCTTGCCGTATACTCTATCTAATACGGTTTCAGCGCACTTTACCCTCGTTTCGGTTTTCTCATTGCTGTTGTTTAGGGTATCCACCAGCAGCTTGACCGCCGCAGGAGTCGCCGCTTTGAGCATCGCTCTGGCGTCTTCCGGGATCTTCGGTCTGCCGTTTGGGTTCCTGCACTCGCCTTTTTTGGCCGGCTTCAGGTTCTCCCACCCTTTGTTGTACCCTTTTTTACTTTTGGTATCTGCCATCTTCGGCACCTCCTTTCGTTTTCTTCCCGCCCTGTCCCTCCCGGTGTCTACTATGCCGGGCTACCATATTTGTCACCACACCACCGTGATACGCTTGTCGCCATGCTTGTTACAGCCTAACAACAATGTCTGTGGCTGCTCTGCATCGCTCTCGCTGCTTGGCAATAGCATCTTGCGTGCTGCGTAACCGCCGTAATGCTGCCATGCTGTGCAGCTTACTACTACTAACTGTTTTGTAGTCACCTTATTGTTTTTGCTGTCTACCACGATCTTTTTTGGCTTGGATACCGTACCTTTGTGGGTATGGCCTACTATCAATGCGTCAATTCCCTCGATGGTGTTTGCAAAACGCTCGTTGCGATTAACTGTTGCCCCTGTATATATCCCGCCGCCGGAGCCGTGCGTAACCGCCATTGTGTATGCAACCAGCGATGAGTCCCTGTTGGTGCGTGTCCCAAGCTGTAGCTTGACAAATGCCACATCCTCTGCATATCTGTCCTCCAGGTCCAGCTTGCACATGATGTCGCCCATAATATCTTGGTCAGTGTCCTTGGCCGTCCTTGCCTCGTGATTTCCCGATACAGCACACAAAATCTTGTTTTTGATTGGTGTCAGCATCTCCACCATCAGCTTTTTTTGCTCCCTCGGCCGCAGATAGTCCTCAAACGGGCTGCCTGCGGCATGGCGGGTATTGTTGTTGATTAAATCCCCGCCGAGGATCACATAGGCGTCCTCCGCCTCCACCCGGCGGCAGAAGTTTTCCCATCCTGCTTTGTCGTGCAGGATGCTCCCAAGATGCACATCCGATACGGGATATATCTTTGCGGCCTTTCCTGGCAGCCTGTGGCATATCAAATCCAATGGTTTTTACCTCCTTTTGTGCAATATGCTGTATTTCGCGCTTTAGATTTGTGAAAGGTTTTATATAAAAACTATTGCAATACCATCATCGTGGTGGTATAATAAAGACAGTAAGAGGGCAGCAGCCCAGACCGAGACCGCCCAGCCGGGCAGGAGGAAAACATGAAGATGACAGCTCAGGAGCTTATCAAAGAGTACGACATCTATCTTGCCACCGAATATGTAGCGGGCAAGGAAGTCGTCACCGGCAATCTCCGCATCGCCAGAGGCGACATAGCTAACCGCCGGGGCGATATCTCCACCATCCGTGATGCAAAGCAGGAGATCATCGATATCCTGATGGCAGAGCGGGATGCGGCTCAAAAGGCCATCAAGGACCGTGCAGATAAAATCAATGCGATTCCCGGCCTCACCGAGATCCTCAACGCAAAGCAAGACCTCGCAAACTGGAATCACGAGTTTAGGGCCAGCTTCGACGGGGAGTGTGGCGGCGGCGTAGGGGTCCGGGAGAAGCCCAATTACGATTTCGCCGAGCTGCTCGCCAAGTACCCCAAGGCAAATGCTTACCTGCAGGCAAAGGACTTTGCAGACTCCGACAACATCGCAAAGTCTGAAGCAGGCCAAAAGGCGCTGGATGCCATCATCAATGGTGATGATTACAACGCAGCAATCGTGACCATGGAGGCCGAGTGGAGCGAGTATTGCACCAAGCACCTTTGGGATTAACCAACCGGATACTCCCGCTTCGGCGGGGGAACCCATCAAAATAACAGGAGGAAAAACAATGAAACTTTTTTACAAAGAGACCAACGAGACCATCGCCACCATCATTACCAACCACAGCATGAGCATCGATGATGCGCTTAACCTGATGCACTACACCGTTGACGATGAAGGACAGATCGTGACCGAGGACGGCGAGCTGTTGAACGCTTGGTACGACAACCTCGAAATGGATTTTGACGATTGATCGGAATATCATCCCCCGCAGAAGCGGGGGAAATCCAATTAGGAGGGCAACATGAAAATCTATCAAACCATCTGCGAGGACGCACTTGCAAGCCATGACCGTGACGCATTTGTCAGCGGCTGGGCCGTGTCCGGCGCATTTGAGGGAGGCCCAGATCAGGAGCGCATCGAGATGATCGGTGCCATCTATGATGCTATGCATCGCAGCGTCAAGGACATCGCAGCGGCTGCCGGGATAAGCCAGCGCAAGCTGGCAGAACGGTTTTTAATCCCCTACAGCACCATGGAGCGATGGGGCAGCGGGAAAAACCCATGTGCTGCATCGACCCGTGTCATGATGCAGCAGCTCCTCGGCCTGATGCCAACGCCGGAGCAGCTACGCTAAACAAAAAAGAGCAGGCAGAAATGCTTGCTCTTTTTTGTGTCCCCATGAAAAAACGCCGAAGCCAAAACTGCGGGGGAAAGTTTTAAGTCAAGGAGGTTTGTGAAAAGGAGAGATCTGTATGGGCTTCGCCCATTATATATTATACACTATGTTAGCCGTAATTTTGTCCCGCATTTGTCCCAAGTTTTACAGCTCGGTCACACCGTATCTGCAAATGGTGTATCTCTTGATGGCCTCGTCCATCCTGCGGTACAGCTCCGACCTGCTGATGTGCAGCTCGTCACATAATCTGTCAATGGCGTTGTACTCCCGCCGCATGACGGCCACCTCGAGTATCCTGCGCTGCTGGTCGGTCAATATCGACAGGCCACGGTCCATCTGCCGCACTTGCCACTTAACCAGCTCGTGATTGACGGTTAGGTTGTTCCTATTGCAGATGGCGTTTATTATGCGCTCCTCGGCGGTCGAGCTGCCACCCTGTACAGGTGTGGCGTCCATTTTGGGCGACCTGATGCCCTCCATTCTGGTGGTCAGCATATCGATCTCGTCCTGCAGGCTGTCGATGGCCATCAGCTTTTCGTAATACTTGCCAAGTTCCCACTTGCAAGCCTTTTTGTAGTCTGTCATTCATCTCCCTCCTCCATCGCCCGTTTGATGGCGTCTGCGTTTTGCTCCATAATTTCCAATGTAATATCGCTTTGTATGGCGCTCGCAAACATCGCTTTGTCTTGGGTGTCCGAGTTCCAGTAGCCCGTCATTGTGTATCCGTCTGGCTTTTTTATGGCAATACAGATCGCCTCAACATTATTCTCGGTCAGTGTCCTTATAGCATCTTCGAGCCATGGTGCATACGGCAGCTTTGTAATGTCTTCGCTTTTCATTCCACTTTGTCCTCCTTCCTAATTCCTGATTTACAAAACCATTCCTCCGAAACATCGATGCAGTTTTTCTTACAATATTCCCATCTATCCACCACGTTATCGCCGGAGTCGAAATATTTGCAGTCTTTGCATCTGACCACCGGCACCGCATCAACAGCTTCCTCCGCCAGCATCTTCATCCACTCACAGTCGGCAGGCTCACAGTCCATTCCCGGATACATTCTGTCGCAGATACTACAGATAATATCCACTGCAGTTTCATTTTTGATGTATGGCTTAATCATAGACAGCCTCCTTTTCGTCCATAGTCGCTCCGCAATGGGGGCAAAAATTGGAACGCACTTTGTTCTTTCGGTTGCACACGGAGTAATCCTCTCGCCATACATTCTTGTGGCAAACAGAACAATACACCCCCGCATTGGCGCAATCGGTCAACGATACCCAATGTCCATGTTCAATAGGCTTCATAACAACGAGCTGCACATTGGAGATGGGCATTTCATTTATAGCTTTTATCAAATCGCGATCCCGGCAGTCGTACAGTGCAAGCACATCCTTGACATGCTCTTTAAGGACATATTCGCCCATTTTCTTCACCCCTATCCATTTTTTCTCCATAGCTGCAAAAGTCTTCCAGCGTAATTTCCATATCGCTAACATTACAAATCAAAAATCCATTAGAATTAACAGTTGCATTTGCAAGATACTTGCAGTCCTTACACCGCACTACCTGCATGACATCCGCATCAGCAGGGATACAATCGACTATCTCCAGCAAATCCTTGTCGCATCCGTACCTCTCAAGCAGTTCTTTTAGCAGCGCTTTGTCTATGTATTCAGCCACTTTCTGTACCCCCATCCATCTTTGCACCGCAGTTTGGGCAATAGTCCGTGATCCTTCTTGCATTTGTACCTTGACCACGTCGGTATCTGGCGAACGGCATCCACATCCCACAGCTCGTACACTGCGGAGTATCTGCTTCGTATACTCTCCATTCTGCCATTGTCAGCCCTCCGGTTTCCACATACCATCTCTGGCGCCCTTTCCGCTGGAAACCATATCGCGCAGGTACTTAATGTCTTGTTCATTAAGCCCTAATATATCCGGCTCCCCATCGCTGTTGATGCCTTCCTTTAAGAAAACAATATCGCCTAAAATTACATTTCCGTGGTAGTCCACTCCGTACAAGAAACTGCCGAAGCTGTTGATCGGGAGACCAAGAATCATTCCTTCATCATTTACAACCATGCAGTAAGGGCGCTTCAAGCGCACAGGGCGGACAATCTCAATCCACCCTCCAACAGCATCGCCAATGCTCCGGTGTGCAGGCTCTGAAAACTCCTGCACCCGCATCTCGCCATTTGTTGTGATTACTATTCCTTTCATTACTCTACCTCCTGCATCCAGAACTCGCGACTACAACCACCACACACACGATTCGTGCAATTCACGTATCTGCTCCGGTAATCAGCAGAAACGTGTTTTGGGCATATCTCCAAGCACCCGAATTTGTCAATTTCCGCCTCCGGCCACTGCTCCAGAAACACACTCTGCCGTGTCTTTTTTGGATGCTCCTTCGCCCACTTTTCCACGATATTCACAGCGTTCTCTGCGTCAATATCATGCATATGGTCAATGCGGCAATCATCAAATCCATCGGCATTAGCCGGGCAGGCTTCACACTCCTCATAGCTTTCACACATTCTCTTTGCTTCCTTTATAAATTCCAGTGCATCCATGTTATCCCTCCTTTACCGACAGATTGTCGTTTTTAGCCACGCCTTTACCACAGGAAAAATGCGGTTGGACGACCCCGGAGATGTTCCCTTTGGAACACTCTCCATAACAGTCGGAAAACATAAGATACCGGCATTCCCGACATTCTATTTTGTTTGCACCCATTCAGCACCTCCAAAATTCTCAAGATAATAATTCTTTCCGTCCTGCCAGCCTTTGTAGTAGGCGGCTTGTTCTCGCTCCGCAGCTTCTTCGGCGGTCACTTCCGCCTGTGCCATTGCCTGTTGCGCCGATATGTACTGCCACCCCATGTACCACAGCAGAAGCCCTGCAAACACAACAATCAGGATTACCGCAAGCCAATGCTTCAATATCCTTCCCCCCTAAACCCAAAAAACTTTGTAACCTTGGGGATCGTGTCGAGCAGCTCGCCGTCCACGGTCACCAGCGCAGCGTAGCCACGGCCAAGCCAGCCCTTGCGCCATATCTCTCTGGCCTCGTAGTAGTCTACATTCTCCATGCGGTCGTTTGTCTTACCGCAGATGCGTATCTCGATGTCGATTTTCCCCGGCTTCCGCTTGATGCGGTTCTCAACCTTGTTATACTTGCCCTCGGACACGGCCTTTTGGTAGCAGACCTTGGAGCAAAACTTCGCCGCTTCATGGCCGTAAAACTTCTTCCCGCAGTATTTGCAGGTCACCTCGACCATGTTCCTTTGTGCGCTTTTCCTTGCGTACTCCGACTTCATCCTGCGCCCGCATTCTTTGCAATACATCGCCTTCGGGTTTGCAGTCCCTACAGGCTTACCGCACATCTTGCACGGCTTGTTCTTATCTCGTTCCACACCGCACTTGACGATAGTCGACCGGACGGAGCTTTCTTTGATGCCCAAAATCTCTGCGATTTCCTTGTTTGCCTTGTTCTCCCTCACCAGTCTTTCAACCAGCGCAATCCGTTCCGCTGACGGCATCCTCTCCACCTCCTGTCGCTTTTCTATTCCCTACGGCATTTTTGATAGCCGTTGTGATGCGCAGCCATCTTTCCGCAAATTCCGCTTCCTCTGCTTTTGTCATATGTGGTCTTCCAAAATCTTCTATCACGGTTTAACCTCCTCGATTGTTATTTCCGTCCTCGGATTTTGCCTATCGTACTCTCCCCGCAGCCTTAATTCCACATGGTCAAAGCTGTCGTCTGCTATAACGCCTCGGTCGGTCAGGCCATCCATCAGCATCTTGCCGTTGTAATTGTCGGGGTCGTGCCGATGGCGTGTGGGAAAGTAGTAGGTGATGGTCACTATGGCCTTGTCCATCGGCTTTTGCTTTTTGCAGCATGCTCGCATCAGGCCAATCCATCTCTGCTTTTCTGCTCGGTACTCCCAGCCGTTCATTCTCCCGGCGTACTTGTTCAGCGATGGCGGGATTTCTGGAATGACGATCCTCATGCATTCTCCTCCATCGTCCGCTGCGCCAGCGCAATGTCAAAGCTCGGTAGCTGGTTCGCAGCGTTTGTCAGCTTCTCTCGGATTTCCGATGGCATTGCAGCCAGCCGTTTTTCGGTCTCCATCCTTGCCCTGTAGCATCGCAGGAAGTTTGACTGTACAACCGTCTGCACCGTCCCTGCATCCATCATCGCCCACTCACGGAGCTGTGACGGATGGCCTACAAGCCGTTGCAGCGTCTCCGGCAATGCAGCAAATTCCTGCTCGCTGCCGTAGCCGCCGTTTCGCAATGCTTTTGAAATCATCGCCCACGCTTCGCCTTCCGTCAGCTCGGCAGGCTTGCTGACCTCGCCGATGGATGCGATAATCGCTCCGATGTGCGGAGGGAAGCCCTTCTGGTCTCCTGCAATGTGCGCTTTGACCGCCGCAGCCACAAGGTCGGCTGGATAGTCGGAGAGCATCTCTGCCCACAGGTTCACCACCGCTTCCGCATCCTGCCGTTTCATGTCCCTGTAGTAGCCGGGGTATGCGGCCTTCAAGATCGACATGATGGCAAGGGTTTCAGAACGGGTCATGCTCTCCCTCCTCTCGCAGCATTTGCAGGAACACATTGTCGGTTTCCCCCTGCGGAAGCTCGTCCTCCCACCTGCGCTGGTTCAGCCATGTCGCAGGGTTTGGTATGTACTGGCCGTTGTTCTCCGTCCATTGGCGGCTTCGCTTCTGTGCAGATATGGCATCCATCATGCGGTCAAAGGTCTGCTTGTCCGGCTTGATGCGCTCAAACGCTTTCTCTGCTGCTCCTTTCCCGACTTTCTTCGGGTATTGCGCCCAGAATTCGCCGAACCGACCCCCTTGGGGGGTTTGGGGGGTATTCGGATTCGGATTCGGATTCGGATTGGATTCGGATTCTAGCAGACAATCCGCTGTCAATTGACAGCAAGTTGCTGACAAGTGACCATCATCAGCCAAAAATGCTTCTTTTGGCGGTTCTGGGAATTTTCTGATCTTGTTTCTCACTCGTTGGTGTTTCTCCCATGTCGGGAAGAACAGGTATGGCATGCCGCTCGTTTCGTCATGATAGGGGCGAACCAGGCCGACAGAGGTCAGGTGAGAGATCGCATCCTCGATTGCCTTTTTAGTCACATTTTCCTTGGTCGGGAAGAGGTCGTTGCGGAGTACGATGGGCCTGCCGTCGCAGCACCCGTAATCGTCAGCCGTTACAATCAGCCGATAGAAAACGACCTCATCAAACCAAGAGAGCTGGTCTATTTGCGGACTGCGCTTGATCGACTCCTTAATAAGTCGATTAGGCATCCAATCCCTCCTCTGCGGGGATTAAGTAGGAATTCAGCCTGCTATGGTCCTGCACGATAGAGAAGACCGTTTTTATCTCTTCCATCGAAAGCTCATGGAGCATGACCCCGTCCATTACTGGGTCTGTAATCTCTCCGAGCTGTAGTGCTGTAATAAACATGTTCAGTTTCATTTCGTCCTCCTGTCGCTTTTTACCGGGAAGCGTAACCCTCAATTAAAAGGGAGGTCGTTCTCGTCCTCGATTTGTTCAAACTGTTCTGTTTTGCTCTCCAAGGGCTTTTCGGATGCGTTGGTGGTATTCTTGCTGCCGCCAAACAGAACCTCCTCTGCGATGATTTCTGTGGCCGTTCGCTTATTGCCGTTCTTGTCCTCGTAGTTGCGAACTTCGATGCGGCCGACAATGGTGATAAGGTCTCCCTTGCCGAACCACTGGTTCACGAATTCGGCTGTCTTGTTCCACGCTACGATTGGGATGAAGTCTGTTTTCTCGCGGTCACGGCTTCGGTCTATCGCAATGGTAAAGCTGCACACATTCTTACCGCTGTTGGTCTGCTTCAGTTCGGGGGCTTTCGTCAGCCGCCCATTAAGGATCGCTTTATTCAGCATTCTGTTTCCTCCAAATAGTTTGTGTAGAATTCCTCCCGGAACATCTGGATAGTGAAATCGTAGTTGTCGATACAGGCTTGCTCGCCCAGCCTATGCAGCCAGTCCATCACCTCGGCACAGCTATGTGCGTGTGTCAGGTGGCATGGCGTGTGGCAAAGGGACACCCAAAGCCCCATGCGCTTGCTTTTGCTCCGCATGGCGTTGCCGAAGATTTCGTGCCGGTCGAGCTTAACGCCGGAGCGCTGGCACAAAAAGCACTTGGATGTGTCGGCCTGTACGATGCTTGGTGCGTATCCGTTTCGGTCAAGCTCTGCGCCCCATTCGTTTTTCATTTGCCCCATTCCTCCTTCAGCAAGGCAAGCTCTGCCGGCGTTGCGGTCTCGATGCCCTGCTCCTTGCAATCCTCAACGATGAGATCGATGAGACGAGACATCTGCGCTGTGTCATATGCGCTTGAGCCGTAGTACAGGATTACATTCGTACAGCCGGGGAGTTTGCTCGGAAACGCATCCGTCAGCCAGCCGAGGCCATGCTTGCACCATGCTGCCTGCATTGTTTCTGCCGCTTCGGATTTGATACAAACTACATCGCTTACACCAATCTCTCGGATATAGTGTCGGTAGATTTCATCTCTCGGCCTTCCGAGCGCTTCTGACAAAGCCCCGATAAGCACCCAGCAATACGCATTTGCATCGAGCGACCGCCTGTTCTTCACATCTGCCAGCTCTGCGGAGTATTTCTTACCAAGCTCCATGCCATCGAGGAAGGACTGTGCGGCTGCGGCATCCTTGGTGTACAAGATGATGCCGTAGCCGTTTCGATCTTTCGTCCAGTCTGCGGCCTCAAACCGCAGCTTTGTTTTCATTCTTTTCGGCCTCCTTCTCTGCTGCAAAGGCTTTCTTCTGGCAGTCTGGGCAGAGCTTGCGTCCGAACCGTTGCTCGCTGTATGCGGCGATTTCCTTTACAGGCCAGTTCTCACCGTTGCGCTTCTTGATGCTGACGATCTGCTTCTTGCAGTCGGTGCAGAATTCAACAGGGTCGGGGACTCGTTCAGCATCTTCCGGCAAATCCTCACCTGCGTAGATGTACAGGCCAAGGCCGTGTCTGGCACAGGCTTTTGTCAGCGAGCGCTGGATAGCCTTGTTGACATCGAAGGATGTTACCTTGCTCTTCGGGATGGACTGGTTTTTATAGTCCATAACAGGCAGGTACTCAATATGCTCGATGCCGTTGACGGTCACGCCTGTCTTTACCCAACAGCTCTGTCCATCGGTGTGATAAAACCATCCTGCCTCGTTCTCGTAGATGGTGTAGGTCGCATCAGGGTAACGCTTCTTTACTTCGCCCCACGCAAACGCCCACGCAAGGTACGAAAGGCCGTTCTTCTTCTCGATCTTGTCGGAACAGTCGATGCTGTTTAGCTCTCTGAAATAGTTGGTCTCCATGTTTCCTCCTTAATACGATCTGATATACCGTTCTGCTTCCTCGAAATACTTGTCCCCAGCGGCGTCGTAAGCGTCAATCTTCTTGATCTCACCCGCTTCGTATTCATCGAGGTATTCTTCAAAGTGGTCATCGATGCATTGGTCGCAGGCAATGATCTCATCATCCCACTTGCGTACATAGATGTCGCTGTGGATTTCCGCTTTGCAGACGGGGCATTCCAGATGGAGCCAGTCCATGTAGTCGTCCGGCCAGATAGCATCCGGCACATAAGGTATCTGGGTCATGCCTCAATCACCTCTCCATCCACAAGTTTATAAAACACGCCGGGCTTTATGGCCTCCCCGTCCACCTTTACCGCACGAACCTCTTTAATTGGGCGGGTCTCACCGTCCCAGACACCCCTATCGGTTAGGACAAGCCAGCATCCAATGGCGCCGGATGCCTTACTATCAAATCCGGTGACGATTGCAATAGACTCCTTTCCATCGACGGTTGCAGCGCTCCGGTAGCCGGTGTTGGTTGCAGCGCTACAGTCGCCGGTGTTGGTTGCAGCGCTACAGTCGCCGGTGTTGGTTGCAGCGCTACAGTCG